GAGACATGTTGATCTCGTCCAGACCCAGAACGCCCGTGCCCATCATGCCGTTTTTGAACTGCTTGGAAACGGTGTCGGTGGGGTTGAACAGACCTTTCATGCCCTCGACCAGCGCAGCGTTGGCGGCGGGGTTAACCGTCGCGTAGCGCGGGTTCATCACAGCGGCGTTCTCGTTCAGTTTCTGCTGGGCTTGCAGCAGCACGAGCGAGGTGGCCGGGGTGGTGCCGGGGGTGCCAACCGAGTTGCCGATGGTGCGGAAGGCATTGGCGACGTCAGCGTCGATGCTGGAGGCCAACTGGCTGATACGAGGCTTCAGCACACGATCAGCAAAGTCGTCCAACTGCATCGTCAGTTCGGCGGAGGTGAAGTTCACGCCGATGTGCTTCTGCGAGGCAACCGTCAGGGTGGTGAACTGCTCGTTGTCGTCCTGAACTTGCAGGGCGGCACCGTCGGTCACCAGAGCGCGGTCCGGCAGACGGATACGCAGGGTCGAACCGATCTTGGCACCTTCAACAGCAAAGCTGTCGTCGTACTGACGGTTCACGTTACGGGTAAGAACGAGGTTGTTCTCAAGGATCTCCAGGGCTTTCCTGGTGATCATGTCAATGGTAAGAATACTGTTAGCCACAGCAAGTTCCTTTCAAGTTAGCGGTTTTGCGCTTGCAACTTTCGAATCTGGCGCTGCCGTTCAGCTTCAATCCACTCCGACGTACTCATGGTCTTGATGGACCGGGGGTCGGTCGTGTCGTAAGACGGGTTGCTGCTGCTGGTTCGTGCAGTGACAGGTGTGATCGGTGCAGGTGCAGAAGTAGACTTTTTGACCGGCGGATTGTCGGACAACTTAACTTCAATCTTGCCAATCTCTTTTGCCTGCAAAAAAGGCGACAGGCGGGCGATCCGCTCGGCTTCTTTGACGTTGGACCCAAGGTAGTAAGCTACATCCGGGCCAATATCTGAAGCACGAATCGTTTCGGCCATCACATCGGTAATCGGAACTCGCGGGTTGTAGGCGACCTGTTCAAAGTCGTCGTACTTGCCACGGGCTTCTTCTTCCCGTTCGTGATAGGCATCGAGCATCACTGACTGCTGCTTCTGACGCTCACGCTGATCGAGCAGTTCTTCAGCCTTTCTGATCGCCAGCGCTTCCGCGTAGGCTTCCGGGCTTTCAAACTGATCCAGCGCGATGTCTTTGGGCGGCGCTTGCACTTGTGCAAGTCTGGCCTGCTGCTCGCGTTCCCACTTTCGTTGCTCTCTTGCGAGGCGTTTGCCGATCGCCGCTTCAAGTTCTTCCTGCGTAAAAGTTCGTGCAGGCTTTTCTTCAGGCTGGCTTTCAGCTACCGGCTGTTCTACTACGGACTCAAGAGCCGCCGTGGCTTCTTGTTCCGGCGCGGATTGCGCCTCCGCTGGGACTTGAACTTCTTCGGACATTATTTGCTCTGTTGAGAGCCTGGTCTAACGGGCCAGTACGTTTGCTGCTTATTCTGTCATCAAGCACTCAATGCTGCAACTTTATCTTGGAACGCCTTAACGCGAGCGGCCAGAGCAGCTTCAGCGGCGTTCAATTGAGCAGCACGCTCATCGTTGCGGCTGGCTTGAGCGGCAACCTGCGATTCACGAGTCGCCAAAATCTGTTCACGGTTTTGAATGTTTTTTTCCTGAGCATTAAATGCTTCGGTTTTAGACTGTTCAAGAGCGTTCAAACTTTCTTCACGGGCGGCAAGATCGGCGGCTTTAGCCGTAGATTTGGCGTTTTTGGCCTTGGCGTCATCAAGCAGCGATTTAGCCTGCTCTTTGGCATCAGCCAGTTCTTTGGCTGCAGCCTGACGATCCGCAACCGCCTCGTTGACGGCAGTCAGTGCGCCTTGCCGCTTGGCAAGTTCATCACGGGTCTTGACTAGGGTAGCAACGTCACCGGACAGTTGCGTGGCGATGTAGTCAAGAAACTTGGCCGGGTCGATGGTTCCGGTGTCGCTGAACACTTGCATGGCGACCTCAAGCGTAATAAGAGACGTTGAGTTTGGCGCTGGCGGTCTGCTCGATAAACCTGATCTTGCTCAGGTCACCGTCATACTGCAGCGTCACACCAGCGGCCAGCGGCATACCAACCGAGGCGGTCGGGGCCACATCATCGTCGCGCCAGCGAACGGCTTGCGTTTCGCAGGTGATGATGGCAAGCGTAGGCTTGCACGCCAGACCATTCAGGTCGGTCTGAGGCACAGTCAGGCCAGTCGAACTGCTCAAACTGGTGATCTGCTGGTAGCCCAGCCGCGTGGTGATTGCTTTGAGAGTAAGGGCCATTTTAGTGTCTTTCCGTGAAAGAACGCAGTCGGATTATTGTACTACCACCCTCAGGCGTCAAGGTGCCAGTGTAAATGCCACCAGGTCCGTATTGAACGCCTGCACGAACATCAGATGGGTTGGGGTAAAGCGAAATATGGTTGGCAGCACCATCTAGCAATGCGCCGGGGCCGGTCAAAACACCCGACGTAATGTGGGTGGTGATCTTGATCGCGCTACCAGAAACCGTTGAACCTTGGCCGGTCAGGGTTCCAGTGGTGGCAAAGGCTCGGAACCGATTGGAGGCACCGGAAATAGCAGACCCCGGCCCAACCAAAGCGCCGGAAGCAACGTGGTTGACCGCTCCGGCGGTGCGGGCCGCGCTACCTGAAACAACAGCATTACCAGCATCAAGCGCGCCTGATGTGGCGTGTATGCGACTGCGAGCAGCCGCTCCTACAACCGCAGACCCCGGACCTGTCAGTGCCCCTGTGGTGTCGTGCGTTACCGCACCGCCACTTTTGAATAACAGGAGCAATGACATTAGGCTTCCGCAGGCCTAAACCACCAAACCCGCCATGGATGCTCGGGGTCGTAATTGTCCTGAATGACGGCCAGTTGTTCTTCCGGCTCAGGGCGCGACGCCTTTGCGTCTAACGCCTCTTGGCTTGTCGCATACGCGCCTAAGCAAATTTCGTAGCCCATAGTTGCCTCAGTTATAGCCATAGGTGCCGCCACCTTGGTACTGGTTAATCTCAATCACCTCGTCGGTGATGATGTCCTCGGTAAACCTGACGAAAGTTTCGCCAGCAGTGCCGGGGCCGTTATACCCATTGGTCACTGTTCCAGCACCCATCGTTCCTACGTTCCTGACCTTCCAAGTGACCTTGATGCGCTCGCCTACCGCCATTGATGTGCTTGTCGGGGCCAAGTTTCCGGTTCTTGCCGTATCCGTTGTTCCCCATTCAAGACCAAATGTCGAATCTGGGATGATTGCGCTCAGTACCGTTCCTGCGTTGTTGCATCTTTCAATCAAAACGCCAGCGCCGGCGTTAACCGTAGTCGCAGATTCAAGACCACGAATGTTTACGGTAACCGTTCCGCTAATCGTTACCGCAGCTGTAATTGGCTCAGTGAACCATTGCAGGGCAGTCCCACCAACGGTTTCAGTCACTTGAATGTTTGTGCCGCCTGCGGTCGTAGTAGTGAACATCTGCAAATTAGGGGTGCCGCGCATCTGACTAGCAAGGCGTCCCCCTGCGCCGCCCACAGAGGACGTAAGATTCCGCATGAAAAAACTGGTCGGCATTAGATCTCGTAACCCCAGACGGTGAACGTCACTGTCTGGGCAGCAGTCGTCGTCACACGCAGCACATAATCAGCGGTTCCTCTGATTGGAGTTGGAAACGTCATAATCACGCCGGGTTTGTTAGTCGCACTGGGTGCAAACTCACCATCAAAAATGGCAGCGTCTGTGCCTCGTGTGTAAGACGTATCACCTGACGCACCAAACCACAAAATGCAGGTGCCGGCAGTCGTGCCTCCAGACTGGATTTGAAGCGAAGTGACAACAACAGCCCGAGTGCTTGATGGTGTCCAGAGCGCCGTGCCGGTCTGAGCGCTGGTGTACTGCGCTCCTTTAAATGTTGAAGGTGAGCTACGGATACGATCCCAAGTCGTGCCGTTGAACCCGTAGAGCCTCGCCTGCGTGTGCAACTGATTGACAGCGTTAGTCTCGGCGTCAGTGCCTGCTGTATCTACAGAGACCGGGTTGGTACCGTCACCGACCTGCACCTGACCCTGCACCCGCGAGACATCGACCAGCATGCCGTTGCTGATGTTGCCCCGCGCCCTATCCCATGTGCTACCGTTGTAAAGGTAGGTGCGGCCCTCAACATGCAGCGCATTCCCGCTGTTTGGTTCGCTGTCTGTGGGGTCGGTGTCAATCGTGACAACATTAGTGCCATCGCCAACCGGAACGCTTGCGTTTGTCAGTTTGACTGACAAGCCGTCTGTCCCATTCGCAGGAATCAGCGTCCTGCTGCCATCGGTGCTGATGGCGAGCTTCATCAACTGGATCTGCTCACCTGTGCCGGTGACCTGATCCGTGGCGATGTCCGCGCCGGAGCCGGGTGTGATGGGTACGTTATCGGCCATGTTACGCGCTCAGTGCGGTGTAGGTCAGGCTGGAGCAGGACACTGTGTCGCCCGGCGCTACAGTCAGGCCGTTGGTCATGTTGATGTCGGAGCCGCTGGCCGCAACAGCACAGTGGATCACTACCGTTCCGCCGCTGGTCTGCAACGTGGCAAACGCGACCGCAGAAGCGTTACCTGTAGCGTTGGTGTCTGAAGTAATGGCGTTGGCAGTGGCCGTACCGCTTGACGATGCGCCAAATGCTGTCGCGCTCAAGGGTAGCGTAGCTACGGCTGTGCCGGGGGAAGC